TATGATCGCTGAAGACAATGGCGACAAGTGGCGTAGTCCTGCCGATGGCATGAGCATCGAAGGCGACAAGTATGACTATATCTACATCGACTGCCCTGTCAAAGATATGTCAGACATCGGCATGACTATCCCCAACCATGCGACTCAGACCCTTGAGTATTATGTGTCCTCGCTCTTCAACTTGAACGACCCCAAGCCTAAGTGTATCTTGGCTGACGAGTTCATGAAGTCGCCTAAGCTATTGCAGGTAGTTTTCACTAGGTTGTTTCTTGAGCGAATGGCAGGTGACAAGCCACTGCCACGTGGGTCTCTAGTTTTTGCGACATCGAACAATGCAGGCGATGGCGTGGGTGACTCCATGCTTGCTCACGCAGGCAATCGTGTTTGCATCATGCGCATGGCGAAGCCGAATGTGAACGAGTGGTTGCAGTGGGCATCAGAGAATGGTATCTCTCGTGTCATTCGTGCATCGGTGGCTATGTTCCCTCGTTGCTTGGCGTCTTACACGACTGGTGATCAGAACGATAACCCATACATCTTCAAACCATCTATGAGTTCCTTATCGTTCGTGTCCCCTCGTTCGTTGGCAAAGGCTGACGTGATCGTGCGTAATCGTGATGCGATCGGTGAGAACGGCACGAAGGTCGCATTGGCTGGTACTGTGGGTGCGTCATTCGCAGGCGACATGGCTGCTTTTATATCAATGGAGAAATCATTAATCGATGTGAAGGACATCGTCAAGTCTCCCGAGAGCATACCCATGCCTAACGACATCAGTGCGCAGTTGATGATCATGTTTCAAGCAGTAGATGTATTGGAGACACAAGATCAGTTGACTAAGTTCATGATGTTCGTTGAGCGTATTCCCTCATCAGAGGTGCAAGGCGTGTTCTTCACAATGATGATGCGCAATACGAAGTCCATCCGCTTGGCTCGCAACAATGCCAAGATCGCTGAGTGGGCGAAGAACAACCACGAGTTGTTCTAAAACTTAATCCCACGACACCGTGGGTTCTTATCTTCAGGAGGTTCTATGACATTCAGTATTGCTGAGTTGTTTCTATTGGCGTGGGCGATCGGTGCTTCACTTGGCTATGGCTATCTACGTGGTGAGTTAAAGCATCATCGCATGGTGACCTGCGACTTGTTGGTCAAGATCGCCAAAGGCACTATCAAGGTGACCGAGACCGATGACTTCATCGAGTTCAAGGAGGTCGAGTGATGTTCACTAGATCAGAGAAGGTAGTGAGAGTGTTGTTCCTGTTAGGAATGATTGTTCTATTGTTAGATTTGTTTTATTGGAGACCATGATGAGCAAGCAAGAAACCCGAATCAAGCGTGGGCATATCACGCTAATGAAGCATCCATCCACTGCCCTGTACTCAGGCGTGATGTTGATGGGAACATCCTCAGTCGAGGAGAATGTACCTACTGCCTACACCGATGGTGTGAACAAGAGGTATGGTCGTAAGTTCTTGGAGAGTCTCGCAGGTGAACCCAATGTGCGTGGGCTTATCCTCCATGAGAATCTTCATGTAGCCTTGAAGCACGTTGTGTTTGGCTCTGCCATGTTTAGAGAGAATCATAAACTAGCCAACATCGCGGCTGACTTTGTTGTGAACGACATCATTGTCAGTATCGATGGGACTGTCGCAGGCACAAGTGAGCGACTCGTGGCGTTGCCAACCGAAGGCTCTGTCTATGACCCAATGTTTCACGACTGGTCGATGCGTGAGGTATACAACTATCTCAAGAAGCATTGCAAGGGTGGTGGCGGTCAGGGTCAGGGTCAAGGTAATACCCCACCATCGGGTGGGAAACAATCTAACGATGGTGATGGTAACGAAGTCTTTGGTGATGAAGATACGATCACAGTCAACGGCAAGACCTATGACATCTCTCAGTCAGACGAGCATGACTTCATCGGCAAAGAGTTGTCACCTGAGGAAGCCAAGGAAGTAATGGATGGCATCGACAAAGCGTTGCGTGAAGGCGGGATGCTTGCAGGTCGCATGGGTGCAAAGATTCCTAGAGTTATCTCTGACTTGTTGGAACCCAAGATTGATTGGCGTGATGCGTTGCGTGAGTTTGTATCTGCGTCAACCAAGGGTAACGATGAGTTCACATGGCGTCGCATGAACAAGCGTCAGATGGCTAATGACATCTACTTGCCAAGCGTGATCAACGAGAGCATCGGTGAGATCATCGTAGCCATTGACACATCAGGCTCGATAGGCAGTGCAGAGATAACCGAGTTCGCTACCGAACTGGTTTCAATTTGCGAGGTCTGTCAGCCCGAAGCGGTGCGTGTTCTTTGGTGGGATACCGTTGTGCATGGTGAACAAATCTTTCGAGACAACTACAACGACATTGCCAAGTTGCTCAAACCATTGGGCGGTGGTGGGACTCACGTCTCATGCGTCAGTGACTACGTAGTTAAGAACAAACTCAAAGCCGAGTGTGTTCTCGTGTTCACTGACGGGTATGTAGAGAACGACATCAACTGGAAGATTACTGACCCAACTCTATGGATGGTTACACAACGCCGCGACTTTGAACCGCCTGTCGGCAAGAAGGTTATGTTCGGTGACGATTGATACATGGTGGGTGAGCGTTACCGCAACCGCATACGCAGTAGCTAAGACGAAAGGACAAAGCAAATTGCAATATCGTTATGTGGATGAACTCGCTAGGAGTGTCATATCAAACTTTCCTAGCGCACCCCATCTCTATGCGCTAGAGCAACTGATGAGTGTAGGTAATCTGCACCCCGATCTGTGGCGACAAGTGCTGATCAAGATTGATGAACTGGAGGCTAAGAATGGAGGAAGAGTGGAAGGAGATATCTCTAGACGAGAAGGAGAACCGCATGAGGCTCAACAGGAATTGTGCGATGCGGATGATAGTAACGCATGGAGACCAAGCACACCTAGTGGCGCTGATGAATCTGCACTATGAGGAAGCAGGCGCAGGCAGAAGCAACATCGATTGGCGTGAAGTACTGAAACAAATGGATGAATTAAAAGGAGAAAACAAATGCAAGGACTGAATTACACGAGGCTCAATAGCATCTCAAATAGCGTCTCACCCTATCGTGGGTCTGTAAATAGATTCCCTATTGCTAGCCGTAGACATAACACCAAATACTTTCTTGTGCGAGAGGAGGAGGGACAACGCGTGTTTGACATCGTTCATGGTCAGCGATGGAAGCATGTTACTTTGACGAAGGCAGAGCATGACAATCTTGCCAAGCAAGGCTCAACCAAACTGCGTAGTTACCAACAACATGATGGCACTTGGGAGTACTACACCTACGAGGTGTCGCCAAACATTCTTGGCGTTGTGCGACCTGACAATACATTCGAGTTCACTAGCGGTAGCTATGGTCAGGGCGATCGAGGTATCTTGTCTACCTATGGGCATGGTGAGTTATCTACTAACTCACGCATGGGTGGGATGGTATGGACAGGAAGACTTCATGGCAATGGCGAGCGTGGTGCGTTTCCAATCTACAAAGGTATGCGTGTCAACTGTGAAACTATGCAACCAATCAAGCCAATCACAGTCGTTGGTAGGAAGGTCGATCGCAAGGTAGGCAAAGACTTACTGGCTGGCTACACAGACTTCTACATGACGACTGAGGTCATGACCAAGGCGATGGACTACGAGGTGTTTGTCAAGACGATGCTTGAGGTGGTGAATGAGCATGTGCCTAGTGGCGATTTCTATCTAGACCACAAAGAGTACACATCGGTAGCAGATAAATTGATTGATACCGCACCGCTTGATTCGGCAATGCTCTACATCTTTGCGTGGGATATTGGCAATATGCGTTGGAACTTGCGTAGGTTCTCTGACTCACAGATGAGTAGGTATAGCGCACATGAGGACACACCACACACGATGTTCTTGAATCTCAAACGCAGACTGAACAAGGAGATATACAAAGCGAACGAGACAGTGTTCAAGAAGGTTGAGTATGTTAATGGAGAGATGTATCCGCCTAGCGAGTGGGGCTACACAGTCATGGTTGATGGGCAGGAGGTAAAGCAATATGACTAATACGATTCGAGTGGAGGTGAAAGATGTATATGGGACATTGAAATACTATCCCCTATGCGAGAAGGCACAACTGTTTGCAGATATAGCAGGGACTAAGACTCTCACGCTACACGCAATCAAAAAGATCGAGGCGTTGGGATACTCAATCAACGCAACGGCACGAGCAATTAATTTTTAAGGAGAGTTCGTATGACATACACATTTGGCAGATATTTTCTTGATGGGTTCGGCACAGAGGAACAACTGAACGAGTTGCTTCACTCAGATGTTCTCCCACTGGTGCGTGAGTTGCAATTCAAGTATGGCTTGAAGGTCATGGGTAAGGTAATGAATGTAGGCTATCCGCAAGAAGATAAAGATTCTTACATGATGTGTCACCCCAATGGGCTGGCAGTGTGTAAGGTATGGACAACAAGTTTGGGTGGCGCTAACAATGATCAGATAGAGTATTGTTTCCGCACACCTTTCTATGCCAAGTCTCGTGGCTCAGATCAATCTGATAGAGAGACTATCCGTAGTACAAAACTTTCTTCATTGATGGCAGTACTAAAGCGTCAAGCTGCTGTGCGCAGTAAGAAAGACATTATGGATAACAAAATCAAGATGGTCAGGAGTGGTGTTCACGCTCTGCGTCAGTCGATGGGTAATAGCGATAAGCAGAACTCTTTTACGCCTGACGAGATTCATGCGATGTTGGCAACCTTACTAGGGGAAAGTACCAATGGTCTTTCTGTACCATTAGACCTAAATAAATGTAAAAATACACTTGACATTTACAAAGAAGCTGATAAGATACGAGATATAAAGAGAGAAGAGTCCAAGCGGTTCTTTAAGAATCCTTTCTATCTCATTGGCATAGACGATTACAAACACTTACTCATAGGCAAATTCAAGATGACTGTATTGCATAGTGATACGAGCAAGATGGAGTACGAGATCATTGAAGACTTCAAGCGAGTCAGAACGATCGAGGAGTATCCCGAACTAGTGCCGTTGATGACGATGATGAAAGTCTCTTACGAAACTAAAGAGGTGCGCAGGCTTGGTACATTGAACTTCCCAATCATGGACAAGTATGACGAGGGTCTTGATGCAGTATTCTTTTATAGCGGTCAACCCACGAACTACGAACACTCATGGATGGCTACCCCATGCCCCACTTGATTGGGGAACTGAGTCCTGTGGTTCACCCCAAGAATTGGGATTTGATTCGTGTCCCTGTTCGCAAGGTAGACGATCAGTACATTGTGTATGTGGCTGATGGGTTTCATCGCATATACACCGATGACACTTTGCCTGATGTGTTGAAGTCTAAGTTTGCAATGATTAACGCTAATGGAGAAAAGTTTTTGTTTGATTCAAAAATACTTAGACTGACACTCTACACAAACACACACGCCCCCGAACTCGACGAAGTTGGGTGGAGGGCAAGCGAGACCTACTACTGTCTAGTCGTAGATCGACCAACTTTAGAGTCACTGAAGGGTGGGATACAAAATGACGCCTGAGGGTACAGTCAAGAAGAAGATCAAAGATATTCTTCACGCAAAGGGAGCCTACTTCACTATGCCCATCGGTACTGGCTATGGTTCGGCAGGTGTCCCTGACTTTGTGATTTGTTACAAGGGGAGGTTCATCGGGGTGGAAGCAAAAGCGAACGGCAACAAGCCTACTGCCCTACAAGAGAAACATATGTCAGCCATTCGTGGACATGGTGGGTTCACCCTTGTCATTGATGAGACTAACATTGATGCGCTAACGCGCCTATTGGAACAGTTATGAATGAAGAAGATCGTAGCAATCTGCGTGACCTACACGCTGGTTTTGCGTTAGTTGGTTTAATCATGAGAGGAGGATTGTCAGACCAAATAACTCAGACTGCGTATGAGATCGCGGATGCTATGCAGGAAGCACGAGATCAACATAGTGTTGGAATCGTATCAATTAAACGCCAAACCAAAAAGGAGAAGGCAAATGAAACGCAATAAGATTGAACAGGTTCGTGTATTGTTGGAGAGAAACCCACGCATGAAAACCGCAGACGTAATGAAGGCTCTTGGCACTACCAAGTCATACACCTATGTACTGATGAGCAAGGCAAGATCATCATATCAGAAACAATATGGCGAAACCATTGAAGAGCGTATGATCAGATTGAGAGAGTTGGCAAAGAAACTCAACAACGACCCTGCGAGGGTTACTCAGTCAGTTGAGGAACTCAAAGCCCAAATCAAACCGCTTGGGGTTACGCTTATTGAGGCTGACCCAGTGAACAACCCTGCGCACTACACGACAGGTGGTATCGAGACAATCGATTTCATCGAGGCGAAAAAGCTTGGGTACAACTTGGGTAATGTCGTCAAATACATTACTAGGTCAGGACTCAAGGGCAATCAGTTAGAAGACCTGCGCAAAGCGCAGTGGTATCTTTCTCGTGAAATCGCCACACTGAAGTAAACCCCGAGGGCATGGTTCGCCATGCCTTTTTTTGTATCTGTACTTTTTGTTAGATAGCGACCCATGACTCAGTGGGATGCTATTTAGAGACCAGTTACTAAGGAGAGAAAATTGCCGAGACCCAAACCCCCTGCACCCCTCATCGGAAGGCAGATCAGACTATCCGACAAGCAGTGGTTGATACTCAATCAGCTTGGCGGTGCGGAATGGTTGCGAACACTCTTAGAGAAGAAAGCGCCATTCCCTACGTCGTACTACAAAAAACTTTTAGAGAAACCAAATGTCACTGATAACGATTGACTTTGAGACTTACTACGATAGCAAGATCAAGCTAGGCTTCAAGCATCAGACCACTGAGGAATACATACGCGACAAGCGTTTTGAAGTTATCGGTGTGGGCGTGAAGGTAGACGAGCAACCGACTGTCTGGGTATCAGGCGGTAAGGATAAGATAAAAGAATTCTTAGCGTCGTTTGATTGGGGCAGCAGCGCGCTTCTGTGCCACAACACCCTCTTCGATGGAGCAATTCTTAGTTGGATCTACGGCATCACGCCCGCGTTCATGTTCGACACTCTATGTATGGCG